ACCATCCCCTTTGTGACGCTTCATTGCAAGCGGGTCAAAGCCGCACATGCATGGGTTTGCTACTCTATCTAGCTTTATCCTCTGCAGAAATGATTTCTCGTTCAAGTATTCCGTGACAACTTTTGCAACCCCAAACCCACCGGCTGCAGTGTCGCAATACATATCATCACTAAAACCTTCGCTGTCTGACGCCAGAAATATTTCGTCCAAGTGAGCTTGTGACACTTTCATAAGCTTTAAGTATTGGTCATCCAGCTTGCCAATAGCTAAGCCCTCGGCTGCGTGAACATTCATTGACGGGCGCTGTTTTGAGAACTCACCGCGCAATCTAGATATATACGCTTCGAATATTGCAAACTCGAGCGCGGGCTTACCTATTAACTCTAAGTTGTCTTTCTCAGCTTGCGATAAAGTCGACTGAAACGTCAGCTTAAAGAACTCACGAAAGGTTTTATAATTTGGCTCAAAATATTTGTGAAACGTTTCAATGTCTTTTTTGATCGATGACAAATTTATTTTACCGTCAATGAGGGCGTCTTCCGCCTGACCAACACCCATTACACCTGACATAACTACCTCCCTGATTTGTTTCTTGCTGCCATTCTTGCGTCAAAGCTCTCATTAAGCAAGTTTAGCACTTCATCTTGTTTTTTGTTTGCGTGAAATGCAGACTCAGGAAGAGCGAACGTTAAAGCTAATGCGTCCGCACAATCACTAGACCTAATGCCGCGCTTCTTCATGGCCGCTTTAGACTCCATCTCTAGCCTAGAGTTAGAGTCTATCTTGTACTTTGTGTTACATAAATCTGCATGCAGTTCGTCCGAGTCAGGTATTTGACATGGTTCTTCGTTCAACCACTCAAGCGTCCCTCCCCACATTTCAGCCTTTTTGTTTCTATACCTTTGACCATCGAAGGGTTTCGCCCCGAAGTTTACGGCTACCAAGATGTGAGCGTCGGGCACTAACTCGCGCAATCTGTCGTAAACACCAGCGCCAAGGCCACCAATGTCAATGCATACTTTTGCAGGCTTCTCTTTAAGTATAATTTGATAAACAATACCTGTAATTTCCATCGTATCTTTTTTAACGTGCGACTCAAGCCCGTAGCCCAAGCGCCCCCGCCTGCGCAATATGCAACTTCTATCGTCCCCAAAACGAGCAGGGTCGACACCAATAACCAACGCACCGTAGCCCTCCACATTTTTTGTTTTACGCGCCCTAGTTACAACGTCGGACGGTATGTAGTTGTCTTCGCCCGACAATATGAAAGCTTCAGCGGCGCAACATGGGTATTCTTGTTTAAAAGCTTTAGCCCCATCAACGCCATTAGCCGAGAACTCCACCACCTTGGTTCGACGCCAGTTAATTTGCTCAGAAGTAAGATTGTATTGCGTAGCCAGTTCTGTTTCTTGCGGTGTCAGCTTGAAGTCTTTCGGTAACTTTTTTACATATTCGCGCTGCCAGAACCACGGTACAAATATACCGATGTACTCTGACAACCCAGCTTCAGCGTCTTGCCACATCTTGTGAAACCAGTTGCCTACGCCGTTTGCTGTAGATTCTAGAATGATCTCTGTCCCAGGCGCATTTGGTACCGCTTGTAAGACGCCCTTGCTGTGGTCCGTGGTGTTCTTCCAAAATGCAACCTCTGAGCCATGCAAGTATTGAATAGTCATGGAGCGGCCAACGTTTTTGTTCTCGCTTGTGCCAAGCTTGTAACCGCTCTCGAGTATTCCGAACACCAGCTCTTTGGCGTTAGACTTTGAAACCATCGGCTTTACTGGGGCTGGGGTGTGCTCGTGATATCTGTGCGCCATATCATACAGATTGCCAGTTGCGTTGAGGTCGTGAGCTAGTATGAATGCCAGCCTGCCGAAGTTATAGCTAACTTTATGATAGAATCTGCCCGCGGTCATCGTGGACATACCTTGCTGTCGTCCCTTCAAAAGCAGCACGCGAACCATACCTAACTCAAGAAGCTGGGCCTCCATTGCTGCGTGCACATAGCTTTGAGCTTTGTTTAATATGAGCGGCTCTATATCGCCGCTCTTGGTGCGTATCTTTAAACACTTAAGAGCGTAATGTTCGAAGTTATCTTTAAGCTTTTGACGTATAGCCAGGTCTTCTTCATCCATGGATTGCCCTTAATATGGAGCGTGGCGACACGGCGTATTCGAGCCTCCGCTGCCACGCATAAACTTTAAACTCTAATACACCCACCCCCATTGCATACGATCAACAGGGGTTCATTAGTAGGATGCACATTTATATTTGGTCAAGCCACAAATGAAAGCTTGTGTGTCGGCACACATTTTGCACTCGGCAGCCGAGCTATCACGCCGAGGTCAAACTGGAGCCCCCTAATTTACCACTGGTCTACGTACGCTAACCGAAGGGAACGGGGGCATAAACTGTACACACTATCGATGCATCATTATAACATGTCGATGTTATTGGGTTTTGTCGACACGCTTATTCCATGCGTGAATCGCATCCATCCTTACCTCAATACACCTATCGATGCCATTTAGAAATATATAATCTCTAGTCCTTACGGCGCACTTATAACAATACACATATAAAACATCATAGTGTAAACGCCCCTGTAACGGCGCATGGAATATTCCAAGTTCGATTTCGCCACAATGGGCGCACGGCTTTAACTCTTCAGTCATTCTAGATTTAACTCTTTATTCAATATCGTTTATTCCTAAACTGTCAATTATGCTGCTATAATCAGAGTTTTTGCGGCACTCATACAAAGCCTTGTCTACTTTAGAACGCAGCAATTGAATAGCGAGTGTATGAGGGATGACCCTATCTTTTTGAAGTATTGCAATACAGCGCATCAAACCGCTTATGTATGTTTTAATATGCTCCTCTGCTTTGTTTCTTTTCAATTGCTTTTCAAATCCGTCTGATTGTTGTCGATAATTAACTGAATTTCTCTCTCAATTGACGCAATTGTGACATCGTAATTAGCGGGTCGCGTCATGTTCAATTGAACTATGCGAGCTTTTAGCGTTCTAATGTGTAAATTTACTTCGGGGGAAAGCTTAGCCATTATTTCAGGTCTTTTAAAGTGTCTTCAACCGTTTCAAGCAAAGATATTAGTTTTCTTGTTTCTGTGGTTGCCTCGTTTGTCTCATCTACAAACATATCTTGAAGCTTAGACCAAGCTTTTTTTGCTCGCTCTTTTATTTCGCAAGTAACTAGCGGGTGACTAGATAGTTGCAAGCTATTCATTTCATACCATGCAGAATACAGCTCTTCTTTTGTCATCACTTCAAATCCTTCAGCGTATCTTCATGCACTATTAGTGTATTCTCCACCTGCTGCTTCTCACCATAAACTTTAGGCAACAACTTGCAAGCAATCCATTTGTCAGTGTCAATAATCAGCCTGTGACGCGCAATAGCGCCCGCATTACTCGACAAGCCATTGATGCCAGGTATCAAGTCATTCGAGTCGTCACGCGCTCTTTCTCTCAGTTCTTCAACGTATAATTCGGCCTGCTCTTGCTTTGCAACAGAGTACATGCCTTTAAATTCTAAGTGTCTATAACGCCATAACCTCATAATATCGCGAGCTGGAAAACCTGGGTTACTGTCTTTTATTTTATCATATGAATCTGTACATGTAGCTGTAGCCTCGCAAATGCGAGTTGCTAATTCTATGTTGTAAAGTGTCGGTCTGCCTACTTTAGCTATTTTACAAATCCTTTTTCCATTGGAACATACAGACGTTTTGTACCTTCCTCGCTCATCATGTCGTCAATCATACCCACTTGAGACAGCATCACATTAACTTTTCTAGGCTTGATTTCACTGCGCAACTTATAAAGCTCTAACTCTTTCATAAACTCTGAATTTGGATCCCAGATACTATTCTTTTTGTCGGGGTCAAACATCCTCAAATTTGCAGGGTCTATTATGTTGCTCATACTCCGCCAACCCCAGTTTTCTTATTTTCTTTTTTTGCGCTGGGTGGGGATTTTTCTTTTGCTACTGCAGCTTTAGCTGCCATCTTTTTTTCATTAGCTACAAATTTCTTATAGTCCACATCATCATTAACCGCCGCATCTTGACTAGCGGACAAGTCAACTTTTCTGTCAGCGATTGGCTGGCTTGCTGCATACATCTCTCTAATAGAATGTCTTTGTCGCACATCTGTAGTAATAGAAGTAGATGCATATTTTAGGCGCCAGTTCTCCGTGGTCATCGTTGGTTCGGCTAGAACAGCACGCATTAACTCATCGTCATAACCAGCAAAGATTGGGCCGGTCTTAACTGTGGGAGCGTGCGCCTCTGTAATAGCTTGAACCTGAACTTCACTTTGAACGTCAACAACTGAATTTGGCTCGATTGACGCTATAGTTTCTATAACTTCTATAACTTCTATAACTTCTATAACTTCTATAACTTCTGCAGCGGCGACAGGCTCTACGTGTTCGACTTCAGCAACAGGAGCAGCAGGCTTTAAGCTTATTTTTTTAACTGTGCCTGTTGCATCGCATACCTCGCAATCGCGCTCTATCCCGCCCATGCCAATATATTTTTTTTGACCGCGACATCGAAAACATCTCACCCTATTAGTTGACATACTTATTTATATTCCCTTTTTCACTACAAAGTATAGAGTAATTATGCCGCACGGCTTAGGTATTTGCAATTATTTATTAACATTTGTGTGAATAGTTGTTGACAGTTGTACGCGTTTGTCGTACACTGTCCTTAGTGACGAACATTAACAACAGGGGATAAGAGAATGACAAGAAGTACAGAAGCACAAGTATCATCATTAATCAGAAAAGAACTAAAAGCGGCTTTCCCTAGTGAGAAGTTCAGCGTTTCTGTTAGAAACTTCAATGTTAGCGTTTTTCATGATGTTAAAGTAGAAGACGTAAGCAAGGTGTTTGAAATATGCCAAAGATACGAGCTAGGTAGCACAGACCAAACAGATAGCTACATTGATCACAATAGAGATAGAAGCATCCCACAGGTAGAGTACGTAATAATCCAAAGGGAGTGGAAATAAGTGTTGACAGTTGTACGCGCTTGTCGTACACTGTCCTTAGTGACGAACATTAACAACGAGGATACGCAAATGACAAGAACGACAGTAATGGCATGGGATGAAGCGCTAAACACCCCTAACCTCTTCAAGAGCTTAACACTCGCGCAGGAAAACGCACAGATAGTCGAGTCGTGCTACACATGGGCCGCCGAGCAGATGAAGAAAGTGAGGGGTTTACGTCTACCGTTCAAATTTAGCGACCACGCACATATAGCGTGTAGCTTTGATAATTATATGACCGGAGATGATGACGAATGCTACTGCTGCCCTTACGAGCTAAGAGACCTGATAAAGAAAGATTCTCGTTTTTCAGCATTGATGTATAGAAATAATTAAAAGCTTGCATCTTAGAATGATAAGTGTTGACAGTTGTACGCGCTTGTCGTACAATATCCTTAGTGACGAACATTAACAACGAGAGAGAATAAGAAAATGAGAAGACTAATAAACCCAAACACTGGCAGCATAGATACAGTCGAAAACTGGAAAGCAGACTTTGACCGCATGTCTGACGAGGGCAACCTGAATGAATGGTTTGGGCTTACTGAATTCCCACAATCATTGGAAGAATTAGAAGAATTTTGCTGGGATATTGACTTGATAGAAGTAGATGAACACGGGCAAGAGGTTGTAGCATGAGCAACGTAATAAGTTTCAAAGACGCCGTAATGAAAAAATGGAATCTCTCCCAAACCCCAGGCACTAAAGAGTATGCAGCGGAAACCCTGAGAATCAGCAAAAAGATTGCATCTCAGGAGGATAAAGAATGGGCAGAGCTAGAAGAATTTGTAAAAAGTCTCGGAAAACAAAAGGATTAAAAAATGACAAACGATAAACGAATCGATGTACGAGTAAACGAAACGCTACACGCAGCTATAGAGGAAAAAGCGCGAAATGAGGGGCTTAGCGTGTCTGCATACATTAGAAGCGTGCTGATAAGAACACTGGGAATATATAAAAGTAATAAAATAACCGTTGACAGTCGTTAACACCGGTGCTAATATAAACACATGAACAAAACATAACACGAACGAGGAATAATGAAATGGCTCAATCAAACGTAGTGCAGATAACCACAAAAGTAACTGTTCAAGCTGACGCACTTTTTGCAGACGCAGTTTTGGCCAATCTAATAGCGTGCGCAAAAGAGCAGCGCAAAATGCTTAAAGCTCAGGAAATGGCATTCAAAATACTGACCGACCAAATTCGTGAATCATTGGGTGAGTTTACAACTGTCATAGACGCAACAGGTGCAGAAATTGTGACTTACAACTGGGTAAAAGGCGCCACAACAATAGACAGCAAACTACTAAAAGCTGAATTTCCGCTCGAGTATGAGCTTTGCGCAAAAACCGGCAAACCTACCCGCAAACTGGAGTTAAAATAATGAGCAAATCAACATTAAAGCTAACTTTTAGCCAACATTATGACTTAAGCTGGAGTGTGATTGACGACAATTATGACGGGGCGCCGGATGCTGGCGTACAGGCAATAGCAGAAGGTGTCACTAGATTTGAAGCATTGCAAGATTACATTATGTGCTTTGGTGTAAAAGATTGTGATTATGTAATATCTTTTACAGATCTGGACAGTATTACATCAGTAACTAGCAAAAAGGACATTTAAAAATGGGAATTGAAAACAGCATGTTGGTTTTTGAAGACAGCGAAAACCCTTGGGAATACCAGGTAACTTACGATAATGATTATTTTGACGAAGACGAAGAGGAGTAAAAAAATGGGTTACAAGCAAGAAATTATCGACATGACGCTTATTATAAAGAACTTAAGGGAGTCGCACAAAGAACTAACACCCGTGCTTAGAAAAGAAGGGTTAGATCTTATGTGGGAAGTAATAGTTGGCCATGAAAAATTGATAAAACATATTGAAAAGTCACATGAAATTCATTGTAAAATATTAGAGACATGCAAAGATTATAGAAACGTTGAATCGTTAAACGCAATGGCTAGCGCTATGGCTCTTTTGATAAACAAAATTTACGAAGGCAGCCAATCTTCAGGGGGTGACGATGAACTAGACGGAATAGACGGAATAGAGCTTATGCATAGAGTCATAAAAACTATAAGATCTCGACTTAAAAACGAATACAATTTTAACATAGAAACTGAGGAGTAAATTATGGATATGAAAGATTTTACACAAGCTGTTTTCTTTAGAGAGATAAACATGCATGCGGGAAAAATACTGGAATTTTGCAGGGAGCCAATGACCAGCGGCAGGATGGCGCTATACAACGATGCTGACGCGCTCTTGCAAGATTTCTGGCTTTACAACCTCGGGCAGATAAACGTACCCCAAATACTGATGGATGACCTCATAATGACAATCAACGATAATGACCGATACTTTACTGACACGCTAGCCATGATAGACAGCAGAGAAGAATTTAAAATATTTTTGAAACAGGAATAAAAAAATGACCGAGAGAGCATGCAAAAGATACACAGTAGCAAATAGTAATTTTAGCGTTGAAGTTGTAAGCGCAAACGATAGTTCTTACACGCTGCTAGTTAAAGATAGTCAAAAATCTTACACCATAGCTCTTGAGCTAGACAATCAACAATTTAGAACAGTTTGCGACATGTTAGTGGCTGCAAGATAATGATAAAAAACATAACAACAGCACTTAAAAATCAAGAAATACCTCGTTTCGCTGCGCTCTCCCTAGCGGGGTGCAGCCTTTTTTCCGGCTGTTACACTTACTATCAAGTGGGCATCTTTTGGGGCATTTGCATAGGCATTTTTAACTTTACTGTGCCACTTTTAGCGTTACTTTGCCCACGCGAATAACGCGCATATCACAAGTATCATTAACAGCAAAAAACCCATTAACTAACCTCTCCCAGGGCCATGTAGTCAGCTACAATTTTCTGGGCCTCTTCGAAACCATGGCAACACACAGCCTTGTAGCCCTCGAGATTTAATTTTTCTATGATTGCAATTTGCTCCGCAGATACGACACCCATCTTGCCCTTCGACTTCATTTCAATAGCTAGGCCATGCCACTCACCGCGAGCACATAATATAAGATAATCTGGAAAGCCTGGCACAAGACCAATCCCAACCTGTGTCACCGCTTGATACATATTTCTAACAAGCTCATTAGGAACATGCACAATAAGTTTTTTAGGGTGCTGCAGATGAAACCAGCTAACTAAAGCCTGGCACTCTCCACGCTCATGCTGAATTCGCCTTGGCATTCCTTGCCCCTTAATTTTTCGTTTTCTTTGATCAGCCTGTCTAACTCAGCTATAAAACTGCCAAAATCTACGATTGATCCAAACGTCATATAATTTTGCATAGCTTGTCGGATAATTGGATGACTTGAAAAGTCGAACAACTCACTCCTAGGTATCGTCATTTAGTATTGTTCCTGTGTTTTTAACATACCAACAGTCTAACACATGTAAGAAACTAAGCTCCTACAATCACGGCAACAAACAACATGCAAGCAAGCATCACACAACCGAAACACCCCAAGATGCTCCTGTAGCGCCGCCTACGCCCCCAAATACGCCTGAGCCATCCAATCATATGTTTTTCTCTTATCATGCCACACAGGACTCTATGCACACCTCAGCATCAGGCACGAGACTGAACACACACGCCAGTGAGGATGTGCAGATTAGAAGGCCAGATACCCCTCGACCCAAACCCCTCACAAATACTTAACGTGGGACCCGTGACGGGGTGCTAGTTTTACCCGGCATGTTTCATTATCTTTAGCAGCTATGTAGCATAGTGAGCGCTAGGCTCACGTATACAACGCATACAATCCCTAGCCACAGAAGCGTGCTGTGTAGTTCCTTCATACTCAAATCCTTTTGTTTATCTCAGATGTTCAGATTGAACACCCCTTATACAATGCTCGCATGTATTCACTTAGGGATATATCATGCCCAGAATCCAGGCATTTTCGGTACGAGATATAATCACAATCAGCCAGGGCGCATAAAGCATCCATCATATGCTCAAAAGATTGTACAGACTGGTTCTTGCAACCCTTAAACAACATGCAGGGTGAAAACCCATTACCACCCTGAAAGGAGCTACAATTAAACGGGCCTTCTATCAGTCTAATGTACAACCCTAACTCATAATAGGATAATCTTTCATCGTAGATTGCATCACTTAAAAGCTTTGCGCTTCCAGATATACCCTTGTGTACCCACCACTCATAGGCACAGCTTATTGGTTGCTTGAATTGTTTACTCATTGGCTCTTTCCTGTTTTGCATTTTTAATTGATGTGTTTATGTAAGCACCCATGTTCTTAACCCCCTTGTAGGTGCCAACTTCGATAATGTTGTTTATTGTTGCCAGCGTTTGTCCTTTTGCAATCTTGCTGGCTAGGCGATCAACCATGCCCATGCTAGTCAATACTTCGTAGGCATGCTTTTCCTCTCTGCTTAGCTCGGCAGCTCTCATGGTTTCATTTGAAATATCATCCTCATGATTATGATATTTAAGTTCTTTATTTAATGATTCTTTATTTAGGGGCAAAATCGAAACGCTGTGCGGCTTGCGCTGCGTGGCTTGCAGAGGTTTTTTTGACTGCTTCTTGGGAAACTGTGGTTTCCCAGTGTGGGAAACTGTGGTTTCCCGTGTGGGAAACTGTGGTTTCCCGTGTGAAATGTTACCCACAGGTTGTTCACAGTCGGACTGTATTCTCTTTTCGGGCTGTATGAGGTATCTCTTTTTCCCAATGACAAGGCGCTTTAGCTCATTAAAGGACTCGAAAAATCTAAACGCCTCGGCTAGGTATTGCTTTGTATAGCCCGTCCTTATAATAAACTCCTTGTTATCCATGTAGCATTCCAGGCCCTTATTCCAAAACTGGAACATGATGCTGTAGACATCCATATAACCAAGGGTAATATCTGGCAGCTTTCGAATGTAGGTTGGGACTATGTAAAATGTTTCTTCGTAGTGTTTGCTCATATTAAATTCCTTTTCTTTGGACGTAAAAAAACACTGCCGGATGCTACTAAGCAGTTACTTGGTTTAATTAATTGAAGCACATCAACTAATGTATAGGTATGTGTAGTTACACAACTGGTGGGGGTTGCATTCTGATCGGGGTGTGGTATTCTTTGCATAAGTTCTTGTTCCTTGTTGCAGCTCGAAGATCCCGGCCAGAGAAAAACGAGCTGCAAAATTAATTAATCACTCAATCTATCTCTTAGCTCCGCACAGATCAAGTCAGATCGTTCAAACATTGAGCAGCATCAGAAAATAAACCCTCCCCATTATGATATAA